TGTATAACAATGCAATCGGAAACTTTCAACTTCAATGGCGAGCGCTTCGTTGTCAGCATCGGGACCTTTTCGACGCCTTTAGGAGGGAACTTTTCATTCGCACCTACTGCATCTTTCAACCGAGGACACTACGAGATAGCCCCAGATGAACTGTCCTTTTTAAGTGGGACAAGATTCCTAGACATGGGAGGCTCAGGAGATTGCTTCTTCCAGGCTTTGAATGCTGCTCTTGTTGTTCTGCAGACAGCAGGGTCACAAGTGCCGGCGATCCCCTCTGATGATGCCTATAGGTACCTAAAAGTCCCCATAGGCACTTTCATCGAGGATCACCACATCGACAAAATCTTGCCCAATGATTTGGTCTTGTATGTTCTGAGAGATCATGAAGGTCAGCTGCTGGCCAGGTCTTTTGGCTCAGGCTCAGTCCGAGTGGCACTTTACAACACTTTCCCTAGCCACTATTACGTATCTGACAAGGCTTGTTCTGGTCAGAACGTCATCTCCATCAGCAGCTTCAGACCTGAAGTCAAGGTGGTCAATGTGACGACACAAGCTGAACCCCTGATTCAGGAAGACTACGAACAGCCTCCTACTGATTTCAGCTCAGACCCAACCAAGTGTGTGATCGAGGATGTCTCACCCAACTACTACATGCAGTTTGTAGATAGTAGATACCAGATCAAGCAGTCTGGGAAGAGCTTGTCTCAAGAAGATTCAAAGGCATACTACAAGATCAGACACAACATGGTCAAAACAATCTTTTTAGAGCTGCTCGGAATGGAATCTGTAGAGGAAAAACCCTTCACTCGGTTTGGCATTGAATCAAAGAGGACACCCGACTTCTTGGAAAGGGTCAACAACACCCTTATTTTGATTGAATTTACAGTGGTGAAGAAGCTGGAAACATCCTACAAAACGAAGCAGTCTAGGACCAAATATGACCAGGAGATCAGGATGTTGAGGGCAATGAATGAAAGAGTTTCTTCGTATTACCCTACTTTGGCCTTGGACAGTGATGTGTCTGGCCTGGTGTACGACCTTGAGTCTGTATCAGCGGCTATGGACATCCCCCTATCGCAACCACCTCAGCCCATATTCAGAGAAATTCAAACATTGATCAGCTCTACGGAGTACAACATAGGTGAGCTGATGCCTGAACTTCTTCTGCTGGAGACAGAGAGAAGTGGGGTGGGCTTCCAGATCCCAGGTTCACAGCTACATGCTGAGGACTCATTCCATAGGGTATCTAAGCTTTTGGGGGTGAAGAGGAAGAGATCTCAGATGGCATTGGCCATGATTAGGAGGAATTCAAAAAAGCTAGAGAATTTTTTGAAGAGGGTTTATTATCGAGCCAAGTTCTGCATTTTCATCAATGTAAAGGCAAACAACATATACTTGGAGGCATCGAACGCTGGTGTTCCAAAAAACCAAATGTTGAACATGGTGCAAAACCTTTCCACTGATGTTCTGAAGTACGTGATATTCCAGGGACATGAGGAGGACACAGACGAGCCATTCGCCACGTTCGGGAGAGCTAAGCTGGTAGTTGAAGACGATCGGCCACAGCTGTCTGACGAATATCCTGACACTGATGCTTATGAGTCTTATTATCTGAATAAGATAAGAAAGGTTTCAAGGGAAGGCGCACCATCCACACTAGCGGATGATACATTATCTGATCAGGTGGTTCTTGTTGAGAGCAAATATTTGAAACTTCTGAGTGAAAAAAGGAAACATGAGAGGGTGAGAATTTATGACAAAAACTTTTTTGTCATGCCTGTCTGCACTGACGCAATCCAAGGTGAGTTTGAGGGACTGAAGTTGAAGACTGGCCTGACACTGACTGATTTCCTTTTGTCACATGTTGAAACTGTAGAGAGGTCTGAAAAGCAGATAGTGAGGGATGTAGACTTTGACAAGATGAACCAATGCCTCACCCAGATGAACAAGAAGTTTATAGCTATCAAACTTTTGATAGGGGGGAGCTTTGCAAGATTTGTCAAGAGTGCTTCAACCCTGAAGAAACAAGTTGAAATGCTGGAAGGGAAGGGAGTTTCCATAACTCCTGAGCTTTTGGCCGCCTTGGAGGAATTCAATTTCGCCAAAGGGGCGGTCAGGAATGAGGTTAAGGAGGATACTCGTAAGGCATACAGGAATCGGGTCCAGGTAACTAGATCTTTTTACAAATCCAACTGGGATAGTGAGATGGAACACTTCAACCAAGAAAAAGGCATCATCAAGGTATCAGAAGAGAGGGATATGCTCGATTTAGATTTGAAGTTTCAGACTTTGTTGGCGCACCTTTGGAACGAAAGGCCTGAAAGCACCACAGATGACATTTACAGCAATACCCGCCCCACAGGAGATGGATTGAAATCTCTTTTAGAGGAAATGAGAGGGGCAGCCTCTGACACCGTTGATTATCTGAAAAGGACTCAGATCTTACATGACCTACAGTTCTATAGCAGAATGTGTTACACGCTGCTATACTTTTCCAACATTAAATTGAATAAGGAAGACTTTGTTTATGACAACTTGGGATATAAAGATGTGCTGCTTTTTGTCAAAGGAGGGAAAAAGATCCTCTCAACAAAGAAGTCCAGATTGTTCAAGCTGCTTTACCCAGTCAATGAGAATTTTGAGTGGCTATACTGTTCAAAATTTACAAAGAAAATCACTTGGAACGGAAGGCTTTATATTTGCACACCATGGCAAGTCTGCAGATTCACCACGTTAAAGCTAGGAACTGAATTGTACTACACTTTTACAAACTATTTCGTCAGTTCATACCTGGAATCTAATATCAGTCTCGAGCTATACAAGAAGTTTGTTTCAACAAAGGTTCTCAACATGTACTCTCAGCGCCGGAAGGTAGAAGTTTGGTTTGGGTACTTTAGATATTTGTACTTGAACAGTCTCTCCACTCACACGAGCCTTTTGAGCTTAGTGGATGACATGGTAGATTTCGACTACGACCCCTACTTTTACTACATGCAGAGGAAATTTTCCAGTGGTTACATAGACATTTACGAACACGCAAAGAAACTAAACATTTATGATCTCCTTACTAAAGTCGTGTTCACAAACTTTGACCTGTGTGCTGAGAAATTCGATGAATCATTATTCATGCCTAAAGCACCTTTTGAAAGGGAAAACGAACACCTGAAAAATCTCCGATCTATCCTGGAAACACACAAGCAGTTCATAGACAAGTTTGGTCAAAGCAGCCCGGGTGATATTTTGAGGGAAACGTCAGTAAGCGTCTATGATGATGATTATTTTGATAAGCTTTTCCAGGAAGACTTCAACATAGATCCACAACTCTGCTTTTCTGTGGGGAAGTATGCTGGTGAATACCTCTCCAGGTCAGTTACTGAGGCAGACATGGCAGCCCAGTTTTCATCTATAGTGAATAAAAGTTATACCAAAATCAGTACCAGCAAGGGTATGAGATCTTCAGAAGGGAGGTTTTGGGGGCAGAAGGGGCACGAAGTGATCTACGACAATACAGAAATGTATGGTTCTGTTGAAGGATTCTTAAAGAACTTCCCACAGACATACAAAGAGTTCAATGACTTGAAACAAGCTACACACATTTCTTTCAAAGAGAAAATAGAGGCTTTGAAAGATGTCCAGCTGGAGTTTGACATGAAAGATAAAGAGCAGTGGAAAGGCTCACGAGAGATTTATGTGATGTCCGAAAAAACTAAGTTGCTGCAATCACCTTTGGAAATGTTTTTCAAGTTTTTGTGCCAGTGGACTCCCAATGAAATCATTCACAAACCCAGCCATGTCAGGCCTAAATTCATCCACAGCCAGGTGTTTGAATTTTCTGAAGTGGAGGATAATAGAATGTTTGCAACCCTAGATTGTAGGAAGTGGGCACCTAAGAGCAACCTCTGGAAATACTACTACTTTGTGAAAGGAATGGAACACAAACTCCCAAAGGAATTCTGTGAATACTTCTACACTGTCTGGGCCCTCATGTTTGACAAAAGAGTGCGAATCCAGGCAAGGTATGTTGAAGTTTTATCAAAGAATGCTCAAACTGCTGCACTGATTGAAACCCTACATAAGCGTGCTGATGGAGATTATGAGATGATTATGCCTTATAGTTTTATGATGGGGATTTTCAACTATTTATCCTCACTTCTACATGCATTTGGCCAACTTTATTTCAATGATAAAATTGCAAGGGCACAAGGTGCAACTGTCAACCTGATCGCACACAGTGATGATAGCGGAGGAGTTTTCCTAGCTAAAGATTATGAGACCAATGTTCTTATTTACCGTCAGTATGAGATGTTTCAAAAAGGTTTGAACCACCTAATGTCTAAGAAGAAAAGTTCCCTATCACCTAATTACTTTGAGATGATATCTATCATGTATGCAGAGAGCAGATTGATCCCTATGACACACAAGTTTCTGTCAAATGTCTCATTTGAACCTAAGGGGAAAGGCTGGGTGGATGATATATCAACAATTGTGTCCAAGGTCGTGGAGCTGTATTCAAACGGCGCTAGCCATCTACAGTGTTACCTGACTATGCTGGCAATGTCTGAAATGATCCGGAAATTTTACCATGTCCCCAGGCTCGTGAATCTGAGCCAAATACCACTAGCATTCGGTGGGGTCTTTAACATGCATCCTATCCATCTAATCCTTTTAGGAGCTGACGCTCAGGAGGTGATGCTCGACTTGGAAGAATCACCTGGGGTAAGGGCATTTAGAATCAAATGTTACCAGGTTTTGTGTAAGGATTATGTGCCGGGCAAGGGTGCCGTAGTCAACTATAAGATACCCTACTATAAATCACACAGTTACTCAGGTAAGCTAACCGCTGATGAAATGTCCACCTTGAAATTGGTCTCATCGTGTTTCCCGGGGGAAACCCTAATGGATGCCATGGCCCATTATTCAAGGATGTCTGATACCTCCTATGTTTACTCACTCGAAGGAGTAGACATGTGCCAAATCTTCACCATGACCTTATTCACTAAGACAAGTATTTTGAAGGGTGAAGGTGGATTTGTGGGATTGTCTGCCTTCACTAAGATGTACGCAGCACTGAAAGAGATAGGAGTGTTCAGCAACTATAACCCTCACCCCTACAGTCAATTTCATAACTACATGAAGGCATCTGAAAGCATGAAAGTGAGCTTCAGTGATATATGTGTACCTAGCCAGAAAACTTGTAAACCAATTGTTTACTCTACGTTCAGTTCACTGGGAATGGGGCTAACATTTAAACAGGTGAATGAAATTATAGCTTACAACAGCGGTGACCAGTACAAGGTGATGTTTCCTGATTTGCACAGATTGGAAGCTTTAACACACTGGGCAAAAACGAACTTAAAGATTGATGACACTTCTGATTTAGTCAGATACTTGACCAAAGTGAGCTCAAAAGATGTCGAAAAGATTAGAAGCAGTTATTGCTTTATGCCATCCGGCATAAATCTCGACACAACTGAGAGATTCTGGACCTACTCCGTCTTCTATACCACGAGACGGTATTTGATCTCAAAGAGGAAACCCCAGTACTTCACGATGGACCAATTTCGCCTCTGGAACGCTGATTACGACAGCTTAAAACACTATTACTTACTGCTTAAGCTAGCCTTTAAGGGGAACAGCCCAGAAGCTCAAAAGAAACTCGTCAGGAACTCTCACTGTCAAAGCTGTGTCAACAGCACAGGCATGACAAACATGGTTGAGGAGATCTTTAGAATAAAATCTTTACCCAACTGGACAACCTTGACTACAAGCTTGCCTTTTGCCGTCTATCATGAAGAGCAACGTCGGAGCATGAATGTTTGGTTTGGGGCCAGCAGCTTCACTCTGTACACAATGGCAGGGTCTGTAGAAATGAAAAAGAAAGATGGTGAGTACCATTACTTAGTAACTCTAGCTGATGAATCCCTAATGGATCAGATTTGGTTTTTGCTTCGGAACTTCTTGCATACTAGAGGTATTGTGGAGAACAGACCTGAATATGGACTCAATGATTCATCTGAGTTCAGACTGGGGTTCAATGATATGAACAAGCCCATGGCAATGTCACCAGGATCTAAAGGAATGATGATTAGAAATAGTAGAGTGACAGTTGGAAACTTCAGTATGCCTACCCTTAACAAGGAGGAGTCCATCTTTAGATGTGAGGGGTTAGTAGTAGATTTTGAAATTTACTACAACTACGACCTAAACCCGAGCTTTTATGACCAACATAAGCTGGCAGACATTAAAGATATGATTTTTGAAAAGAATTACACTGTGGACAGCAAAAAATTGATGGACACCATGTTGTCTTCCCAGCTTTACAAAATCTTGATGTGTGACCCTTCGCATCAAAGCTATGGTAATATGAAAGATAAATATAACAGTGCTGGACTACTCGGAGATGAAAGATCCCTAACAAGGGCTCTGGCTTTAGCAAATGAGAAAGGAATTACTAGTTATGTTTCATCCGTCAACACTTATAAGCCAGACATGGCAATCCTAGAAAATCTATCTTATAAGGACATTCCTGTGTTGGATTTGATAGATAATTTCACATTCTCTCGAGTAACTTATAAGGAGGTAAAAATAATGCAAAGACTGATGCAAGACCAGGAAATCAATGATTCTGAGGCAATGGTGTTGGATCGAATTGTTCAAAAAATGGGTGCTAAACCAACATTCAATGCATTAACTACCTTGAGAGTTACATTTTCCCAGTTGTCTTATACTGATGTCCATGACTTAGATGTTGTAGTCATTGAAGGGTTTCTTTACACTATGGTGAAGGCCTGCTTGTCAGTCATAAAGAATAGGCCTAGCAAGAGAAGCGACCTCCAGTTTGCAGGAACAAATCAGGAAGTCTCCCAAAGTCTTTACACCATGATTGCCCTAGAAGAGGACGCTCATGTCTTGGGTCCATGTTTGGCGAGGATTTGTTTAAGGGCACAATTTGATTCCCCCTCTGAGTTCTGGGACAAAAGAAAGTCAAATCTTTACTGTTCATTAATCCATCCGAATGAAAGATACATCAAGAACCTGAGTTTGTTTATGATATCAGTTGTACAGCACCTGAGAGGAGCAGGGATGCTGAACAACAAGTTGTTAACTATCAGGCAACTAGTTCTAGCATCCAGAGCTCAGAGTAGTGTGATCCCAAAGTTATCAAAGAAATGTGTGAGTTTGAAGGAAGAAGTGGATTACTTCTCTGGCAGGCCTGCATTCTTGGAGTTAGAAGAGACCAATTTCCGGTTAGATCCAGATTCGGATGAGTTTGAGGATGACCTCGATGCTGTTTACGGTGGAGATGAACCGGAGAACCCTATCGAGAGAGAGTGGGGTGATGAGGACGAAGAGGAGTTGAACTCTGTTATAGTTGGGTTGAAACCTTTCATGGGTTTCTGCGAGATGGTCATCAAACAGAACTACCAAAGCATTACTGTGCTCTCATTCAATGATTCCTTCTATGTGCCATGGTTAGGCAGAAGTGACAGACAGCTTGTACAGAAGTTCGGCTGTGTTTGGTATGAATACACCTTTGAAGGAAGGATCCTGAAACACAGAGGAGCATCCACTAGAAAGGAAATACCAATTCCAAGACTCGAGCCCAAAAACATCTCTATAAAACCTTTAGAAGAGCGGGTTGAAAAGACTGTGAGCAAGACAGACATTTTCAAGCTAGGAACTGATGACGAGGTATATGACTACCAAATAAATATGTTAAGATCTTTAGGACTAACTGATGCACATAAGTATTCTCATTTGTTCTTTAGACATTCGGATGTGGCAACTAAGAGAGGTTTTTGGAATATCATTTCGAGATTTGTGAGCAAGAAGGTTGAAGATAAAAAGATCAAACCAACAAGTATAAAAAGAAGAAGCTTAGTCATTCCGGGGTTTACAGGCAACCTGGCCGATTCAAAAGCAAGGGCTGAGTTGAATGCACTCTTTTCAGGACATGGAGAAGAAATAGCTACAGGCAATCATCAGATTAATGAAAGAAGCAGGAAAATGCTAATCAGTAGCCTGCAAAGATTGTATCAGTCTTGTTCCGACTCCCTCAAAGCCTGCATAGTTACTATCCTTTCTACCTTAAAAGATGCAATAATATCAGATGAGTCTGATGCATGGTACCTTGATTCAATATTAGCTTGTATATCCCACATGGAAGACTCATTGACTGCTCCTCAATACGAAATGTCAATACCTAAAGCGTTGGATTCTGAGTTGACCTACGAGCAAAGTTACGAATATGATGATCTCTGAGGTTAGCCCATAGGATCCGAAAGTAATTATCTTTTATTGCATTTACACC